AATCCGTTTTTGAACGAACTATTGCCAATTGGGATCTCTATCTTTTTGATGGTTTCGGTTCTTTTGATCCGGATATTATCTATAATAGAATTGAGTATCTCGCAACCGGACTGGAGTGCCGTGTTGTATTCTTAGATCACTTAAGTATATTACTAAGTGGACTAGATGGCGATGAAAGAAGAATGATAGATACAACAATGACTAAACTGAGAAGTTTGGTTGAACGAACTGGAATTGCATTATTCCTAGTATCCCATTTGAGGAGAGCTACAAATGATAGAAACTCACATGAAGAGGGAGGAAGAGTTAGTCTCTCCAATCTCAGAGGATCTCATAGCATCGCTCAAATATCAGATAGCGTCGTTGCCCTTGAAAGAGATCAACAGGCCGACTCTGAACGAAGCTTTACGACAGTGCGAGTTCTTAAGAATCGCTATTCAGGCGAAACTGGTGTCGCATGTGAACTAGCTTACGACTTGAACACCTGCCGATTTAAAGAACATGAAGCTACGCCCGAATTCAACCCCAATACCGATTTCTAAACATGAAACAGTACATAAATCAGAAGTGACTAGATTAGATATATACGAACATTATGAACACCCATGGTATAAGTTTAATAGAAGTGAGAAGACAAAAGCAGAATTAATTAAGCCTAACCCACCTAGTAAAGAGGCAGTTGAACGTGCCAGATTTGTTGACAAAACCTACAAATGGACAGGGAGTAACCCTGGTATTCGACATGGAGACAAACGGTCTTCTAAATGATGCAACACAAATCCACTGCATTGCCATTCATTGGGTCGAGGAGAACCGCACGGAAACTTTCAATGATGAGAAGTATGCGGATTCCCCTAAGGACTTACCGATGGGTGGTAGCTACTCTATTACCACGGGTCTTCAATGGCTCCAGGTGGCTGATACAGTTATTGGTCATAATATTCTTGGCTTTGATATACCTGTCGCTAAAAGGCTCTATCCTTTCTTTGATCTTACTCATAACATACTTGATACTTTGTTGTTATCTAGGCTATATCATCCTAATCTACTCGATATAGATAAAAAGAATGAGTGGAAACATATGCCAACTAAGTTATATGGTAGGCATAGTTTAGAAGCCTATGGATATAGGTTAGGTGAGTATAAAGGAGAGTTTAGTAAAGATACAGATTGGAAAGAATGGAGTCAAGATATGGAAGATTACTGTAAACAAGACGTTGCTGTAACAAAAAAACTATGCGACCACTTCCACCCATACCTGATTGGGTCCACTTAGAACATCAGGTAGCACAAATACTTACACAACAGGAGATTCATGGATGGTATTTTGATGAAGAAGCTGCACGGAGGCTTGAGTCGACTCTCAGACGAGAGTATGAAGACACTACTGAACTATTACGAAAAAGGCACCCTTACGTTAGAGGATCGGAATTTTGTCCTAAACGAACTAATAGGCGAACAGGATATGTTGAAGGAGCACCGTTCACAAAGTTAAAAGAATTAAATCCTACCTCAAGAGATCATATAGCATGGTTACTGCAAACACATTATGGTTGGATTCCCTCATCAATGACCTTGACAGGGAAGCCCGTAATAGACGAAACTGTTCTCAAGGATATTGGGACGGATATAGCGCACCAATTTCTAAGACTATTAGATTTGACGAAGCAGTTAGGGATGATATCAGAAGGCGTGAACGCATGGCAGAAGCTATGTACGACGTCTAGTAGGATACATCATCACTGTTCAGTAGCTACATCTACTTTTAGATGTGCTCATCGTAAACCTAACTTAGCGCAAGTCCCATCTGATGAGAGATTCCGTTGTCTGTTTAAAGCTACGCCAGGTATGGTCATGTGCGGAGCTGATCTTTCTGGTATTGAGCTTCGGATGCTTGCTCATTACCTCGCACGTTATGATAAGGGTAGGTATGCTGACATCTTGGTTAACGGTGATATCCATCAGACCAATGCAGATAAGATTGGAATTTCCAGAAAACAAGTTAAAACAGTAACCTATGCTTTCCTATATGGAGCTGGGGATAGAAAGATTGGAGTATCCTATGACAAACAATTATCAGATGAGAAGGCAGCGAAGAAAGGCAAAGAGATTAGGAAAGCTTATGTCGATGCCATACCAGGTCTTAAGGACTTGTTGGAAGCAGTACGAAAGGCTAGTGAGAGAGGTTATGTACGTGGATTGGACAATCGTCGTATCCTCGTTGACAAAGGGCACAAGTCTCTTAACTACCTCCTCCAAGGCTCGTCGGCAATACTCGCGAAAAGATGGATGGTATTAGCCAATTGTGCCTCAGGGCCACATAAAGATACCCATCAACTTGCATTCGTCCATGATGAATTGCAATATGAAACAACACCAGAGTATGTAGATGATCTTAAGTTTTTACTTGAGTTAACTGCTGTACAAGCTGGTGAAGATTACAAAATGAGATGTCCAGTAGCTGCTGAATCTAAAAGCGGTACTACATGGGCAGATGTCCACTAACCACCTATGAAATTATTAATTGATGCCGACTACATCGTATACAAATCGTGCGCGGCGGCAGAAACTGAAGTTGACTTTGGCGACGATG